AACGTTAGTAGAGTTACCTGCTACAAGTGCTGCACCAACTGCATCAACTGCTAATTCTGTACTGAAATATTTGTTGTTGATTCCTTGTGTTACATCGTCGCTTGTTAAACCACTAACATCTAGTTTATGTGTTACATTGTTATATACTATACCGTAACCAGCAACATTTGACCCTACTACTGGAACACCGCCGGCAGTAATTCCGTTGCCAATCCACACTTGCTGGGCGTCTGTAGTATATACAATCTCACCCATTTCAAATGTTTTCCCAGTACGCTGGGCGTCTGTACCTCTTCTAATGCGTAGCGCCATTGTGCTATCTCCGTTATTCTTTTAGATCTATGTAGACCAATACACAGTATTTATTCAAACGGAAAAAACCGCACTCGCAAAATCAGCCAAAAAAATAGGCCCCGTAGGGCCTATTATGTGCTAGTTTAATTACTTTTTAGCAAATGGCCAAGCACCGCCATCTGTAGTAAAGTTAGGAACATAGCGATAACGTTCCTGGGTACCGTCCATACGATCTCGATTACCCTTAGTATAGCCTTCGCTATAATCAGTGTATTCTTTGCCGTAAAAGTCACCGCTTGCATTATAAATGCCTTGGAATCCTGCTGTATAGCCTTTGTAGAAAGCACTAGAACCAGTCTTCATTAGGCGGGCAGTATTGGTGTTGCTTTGAACAGAACGTGTAAACGCTTGTTCTGGAGCAACTTCCAACTCACCAACAACTTCATAGCGGCAAGCACGACCCTTAGTAGCATTGTAATCACTTGGAATGCTTACAACGTCACGTGGATTAATCTTGACGATAACGGTGCGTTCGCCTCCAAAACTATTCAAGTAGTCTTTTGAGCAGAAATGCAAGCCTGTTGAACAAGTATTATCCTTGTTGTCATCAACATCGAAACGTTCCATTTCAACGATCTTGCCAACAGAGTTATCCATTGTACCAGAGTGTACGTCCAAATAGTTTGCACGAACTTTCTTGTAAGCAAGGAAGTGACCGTCTGGAGTGATAGGCAAGTTACCTTTTTCCAAGAAGCCGTACAGTTCGTCGACTGCTCGCTTGCTTGGATTTTGGTACAGGTTATCCATAAAATGAACCATAGGCTCAATTGGAAAACCTTCTTTCAGCATATCAATCATCTTGACTGCCAAAGTAGTGTGAAGCTCTTTACCCTTCCAAAACAATGTTTCACCTTGGATGCTGACATTGCCGTTGCCGTAGTTAAGAACAACTTTCTTAGGCTCAATGGATTCCTTAACGGCTTCCCAGTCGCCTGCTTTAATTGCGTCCACTACCTTTTGATAGGTAATGTGCGTCTTGTTAATAGTGTGCGGTTTATTGTCAATTACAACAACAACGTTATCACCTTGAATCAAAAACGGATAGCTCATTTTAAACACCTTTCTGTGTGTCAATCATATTCACATAGTTTGCCAACTCATCACTTGGAACACTACGCAGATACTGTAGCAACGGATAACGAGCTTGTATCTGACGTACTTCTTCCACGTACTGCTGAACTTGTGCTTCTGGGTTAAACGATACGTTTTTAGCGTATTGTTGGCACAGGCGCTTCAAGCTCTGTTCGTTATAACGAATCTTCTCAAATCCCTTGAGCTTAGTAACAAATGCAACATATGGACTGTTAGCATTAGTAACTTGGCTCGTTACGTTATAATTGTAAGAGATATTGCTATAGTTGTCAATAGCCTGTAGCACCAAACTCATAACAAGTTTGTTGTCAATTGGCTTAGCCAAAACACCAGCAATGTGCTCTTCGATGTTAATCCAATTCTTTTGGGTACGGATAAACTCAATGTCGCCTTTACGTACACCGTAAATGGTAGTCTTCAAACCATCAATACCACAGTCCTTCAAGTCGTTGTAGAACTGTTTGGCATCGTGCATACCATATTTGCTTTGAATTTCAAAGCCACTCAAAGGCAAGTAGTAGTACGTACCAGCGGCATCAAACGTATCAGCTTTACCAGCATCACGCCAAACCATTTCACGTTCACGATAGTAGCCGCCACTGCCACGTTCTTGCAAGCTCAAGATAGTAACGTTCTTGGCAATACCTGCCGCACGTTCTTTCTTGTCCAAGTCGCTTGCCTTGCTAACATAGGACTCAGGAGGACTACTGATTGCCTTAAAGAAAGCCTTCAGTTTCATGTCCTTAGTTTTATCTACTTTATCCAATACAACTACTCGAGCACTAGCATCGGGCTTGTTAGTACGATAGTGAAACTTAGCACGTTCAACAGCACCTACATTGGTGTCGTTGACAATGAAACGTAGGTTAGAGCTAACAGTAAAACTCCAGTTGTAAAGGTACACATAAGTACCGTCGGCCATTTTAACATGGTCTGTACTTTGCTTCAGATTAGGATAACCTTTTTGGTGTTTGCTATAATCAAAGCCACGAACAGAGATGTTGTACTTACTAGCCAACTCATCAATGAGGATCTTAAATTCTTTAGTACCACCGTAACGACTATCGTCAAAGGTAGGCAGTTTAGTATCTTGAACATACTTTTTAATAGCAGTGGACCAAAGACTGTTACTATATTTCTTTTGCAAGTGAATAGCACGATCCCACAAGTTACCAATAGCATCTGCTTCTTTAGCAATCACAACAGACAAAGCGGCATTGACCGCAACCAGTTTGTTCTTAATTGCTTCAACAGTTTGTGGAATGTAAGACAAGCCTTCACGCGATGCTTGGAAGTCCAACTCACCAATGCCAAAGTGCATTTCCAAACCACAGCTCAACAAGTTATTCAAACCACCCAAGTCACTGCCTTGCGGTACTTCGATAGGGTAAGCAATATTGCCCATAATGGCAACACTACGGCGACCATCTTTGTAGCTGTGAACGCCAGGAATAATGTTTTCGGTTTCGTATTCAACGTCACGGAACGCAAAAGAACTGTCACCGCTTACAACAGGACGAAGTTTGAAGTAGGTATAGACATGTCGCGCTTCGTCACGGAACTTAGAAAAGTCATAGCGATCGTTAACGCTGAACTTAACTTCAACACCGCTTGGATCTGTAGTTTCTTCGCTAGTCATCAATGCGATGCTAGGAACACCTTGATCGTTGATGAAGGCAGTATAAATGCCTTTAACACCATCTTTAACGGCAGTTACAGTAAAGTTATCAGTATAAGAAAAAGGAGACTTACTGCCGAGGCCAAGAGCACCAATAAACTCATTGCTATTAGTCTTAGTGGACTCAAAATAGGTAGTGTAGATATTAGTAACTTGATCATGATTCAATCCAGTACCGTAGTCGCGAATAGCAAACCAGGGTTCAAGTTGATTAGGAAGATGCACGTCAAACGGAGTATCTTGTTTGCCTGCGGCAATATGACTGTCTACAGCATTACAAGAAAGCTCACGAATAATAGCACGGACCTTGTTAGCATACAAGCCCGAACTCAAAATGTTAAATGCTTTGGCAGAGTTGCGAATACGGAACTCACCAATTTCGCCTACATTGGACATAATAGCTTCGTTTTGCGGAGTGCTATTGATGATTGCCATTGTAAAACCTTTCTGTGTTTGTTTAGTATGTGTATATTGTAGCACCAGAGCGCCGAGTAGTCAACTGTCAATGCAGCCAAAATTTGGAGTCATTGACAGGGAACAATCCAAAAAAAAGTGTTGCATTTCTGCAACACTTTTCCACATAGTGCCAGTGACTAGTTGAACGGCTATGTGTTAAAAGGCATCCCAGTAACGGTATCCTTGTTCCTTGACTTTGGTAAGCACAAGGGTAGAACCATCTGAAGCAACGAAAACATACTTGTTGCCGTTGTCGTCGATCTTCTTAAGATGAGCAGGTTCGAAAACCTTGCTTTCCCAATCAAAGTCGCCAATAGCAACATCTTCGTCATCGTCTGGCTCGTAGAAGTTCTTGTAGTTGATATGGACACGCTTGTTCAGCGGATTACCAGACCATTCCTTTTCTTCAAAGTTAGTTTCAGCCAACTCTTCACCATTAATCATCAGCTTAACTTTATAGCGTGATTCTTCTGAATACTCAGGTTTAGCATTAAGCATCTGCATAGCTTCTTGCGGAGTTTCGTTGAAACGGTTCATTTCTTCAACAAGTGCTTTTAGCATGTCAAAGTTAAACTGTCCAAAAGTTCCAGCAATGCCAATGATTTTCTCAATGTGTTCTTTGGCCTTAAGGTTATCTTCGCAGTATTCACGAATGAATTCTGCTTCAAGTCCTTTGTACTCTAGTGAGTAGAAAATACGACCTGGACGATTTCGCATGTGTTGATTAACACGCCACTTGTCGTTGCAGGTAAGCACGAACAGTTTCTTAGTAGGATACACACCGTCAAGTAGTGTAAGCATCATTTCTTGTTCGTTCTCGTCGTAAACTTTTTCAAACTCGTCGAATACAACAATCACAGGTTGCTCAATGCTTTGGATGAAGGCATTGAACTGTTCGCCACACCACGGTTGGTTGATAACGATAGTAGGAATATCTTGCTCGTAGCCTTTGATAGAAAGCATTTTAGCAAGAAGTGTTTTGCCTGAACCTTTTTCACCAGTAAGCATTACACCGGTAGTTGCAGGACGGTCGTTAAAAGAATGCAAAATACGGTCGGCACGTTTCATAGTATCACCGTAGATCTTGCCTTTAAATTCAAATTTGTCAATTTGTTCAAGGAACATTTGACCTGTCATCTCATTCTTCTTGATAACATAGTTACCGGCAGGAAGTTTGTCACGAAGGTCCATGGCTTCTTTCTTTGAAACCATAAATGAATTGCCTTGTTTTAGAAAATAAGTCATTGTGTAAACTCTTTCAATGAGGGGATAAAAACTTGTATGTGTCTATTATATGCTTAAAGACACATACAGTCAACGCTTTTTGGTTATATGTACCAAATTTCTTTGAAGCCTTCTTCTTCGGTTGGATCTTCCCAACCGGCAATCATGCTGGCAATAACATGATCTGGGATCTCTTTGCCTGGACGGCTCGTCAATCGACGCATAAGTTCTTTATGCTCTGGTGTACGAAACACTACGGCAATATGATAATAGTCTGGAAGCATATTAAACTTACGAGCACGACTTTTGACAGTAGTGCTAGTTTGATCCCAAATAATATCTCGACCTTCTGTACGTGCTTCTACAACTTCTGCAGCCATCAGTTCAACTGCTTTAGGCATGAATTCCGTAAACACTTCAGAATAGGTTTTGCCTTGAGCTTTGGCGTATTCCTCTACATGGTGATCAGTAGACACGTACTCCATACCAGAAATCCAATCCTGGTTCCAGACCCATGTAGATTTTCCACTACCTGGGACTCCAATAAGTTGATAACATTTAGGCATTACCAATCCTCCACTCCTGCTATATCTACTGTTACTAGAGATTTACGTGTGCCAATATCCATGTCCATGGTTAATGTAAGCACACTACCAATACCACTGGAATTGTCTGCTTCTAATTTATACCATCTAGCATCAGGAAATTCTTCCATAACTGCTAGAATTTTTTCTACTTCTGTTCGTGTAATATACATTATACTTTCCTATTCAAAATAAAGCCCTTAGAATAGATTAAGAATGCCTTACCGCTCCTAATCATTTGTTTAAAATAATATTCACGATAAGACATTCTTCTTCCTTACATCGTAGGTCCGTTGCCGTTCTTAAAACCAACTTCACCGCCTTCTGCTTCAATACGCTTAATAACGTCTTCAAACAACATAGGAGCAAAGTCTGGTGTTTGCTCTACGCAAACGCAATGGTAACGAGGATCGTTCTCATCACTGTACAAGATCTCTCCAGTACGAACATCAACACCACGCATTTTCTTTACACGGTTGGCGTGTAAGTGTCCGTGGATGTTTACACCAAAGCGGCCTAAACTATCCGGGTGGACCGGAATATGCGACAAGATCATTCCGTTCATAACGTGGTATGCACGTAACTCACGAAAGTATTGTCTATATTCATCGTCACGAAAAATGTCATGGTTACCACGGATCAAGACCTTATCACCATTTAAGCGAGACAAAACTTTTAATGCCTTGCGGTTTATAACCACGTCGCCTAAATGATAAACTTTATCCGTGGGCTTGACTTTTTCGTTCCAAGCCTTGATCATTGCCTCATCCATTTCATCTGGATCAGTCCATGGTCTTAACTTTGTAAAACCATCGTTACGTGTGAAGCGGCATACACCAGCATGACCAAAGTGCGTGTCGCTAACTAAAAATACGCTAGGCATATTGCCCTCCTTTCTTAAAAATCGTTTCTAAATGTTCGCCAATCATCTACGTTTGGCTTTTCGTCAGCATCGTATGTCCAGCCTAGAGCTTTCATCATGCGATGCTTTACAAGCAGGTTGGGCATACGGAATCTTTCAGTGTCTTGAAATCCCATCATGACTCCAACCTCACAGACCGCACCCGACCGGCAAATACCTGCAAAGCAATGAACAATAACATCCATGTGATTGTCCAATGCGTGTTGTAGCAAACGAACAAGCTCTGCGGCCTGCTCATGACTACACTTCATAGCTTCGTAGTCTACATGATCCTGCTCTTCGACATCTAGAAATTCAAACTGATGAACTTCTTTAAATTGATGTTTTGGAGTAGGAAACCAGCTGGCTGGATCCATAATTTGGATCAGCATACTGTTTTCTTTCACGGCAACATGAAATCCTTTTGGAATATCATCTGCCGCACAATTTTGAATCCAAGGCATTTTTACTCCTTTACTTTATTCCAAAAATTAGCTTCCTGTAAAAAAGGAATAAGTTGGTCCATTACCTTTGCGTCGAATCTAACTGTAATGTTATTAGCGGCAAAGTCTCTGAACTCTATAGTATCGCCAGTGTATACAGCAGTCAT